AAACCTTGGTTACTCCCCAACATTTAGGTTTTCTACTATACCCACACCACCAGCAACCTTTAGAGCACCTGAGGTCGTAGTTGTAGATGTAGTGTTATCTGTTACGATAACACTTCCCGATGACACATCTGCTGCAAATAATGTTTTCGCAACACCAAGTCCACCCACAACCTGTACCGCACCACTTGTAGTTGTGGTCGACGTCAGTTCCATCCCAAACCTTGGTTACTCCACCGACGTTTAGGTTTAGTTCAATACCGGCACCACCACTTTGAACTATGAGAGCACCCGTATCTTTATCGGTAGAATTTGTGTTATCTGTGATGTTGACACTTTCAAATGTTGTATCGGCGGCGTGTATACTCTTAACAACCCCCAGACCACCTAAAACTTGTAAAGCACCGGTTGTAGTTGAGGAAGCATCTGTATCATTTTCAATCTTACCAGTTCCACCAACGAATATATTTTCTCCTATACCCACACCACCGGTCACTTGGAGGGCACCTGTCGTCTTTGAAGTGGCTCCAGCATCACCAGTGACGAGGACGTTAGAAGCCGTAGAAATATTTGAAGTAAAGTGGGCATTGCCAGTGACATATAGTTTTGAGTCGGGGACATCGTCATTCTCACCATCCCCAATTCCGATACCTAGGCCACCGTCAACGATGTAGACATTTCCATATTGAACTGTCACAGTGTTTTGTGTGATGAGGTGCCCCCATATATTTGCGGTAATATGATCTGTACCGTTCCACTCTACTTGATCAGCTGTGTAACCCGCGTCTGTATAACCGATAGAAAAGTGGTCATGAGGATTGGTATGATGACCAATGAATATATTCTTACCGGGGTGTTCCATGAGAATACCAATATCCAGTGAACTAGATGCATTATTATTAGCTAAATCAAGGATACGATCAGTTATAATCACGTTATTTGATGTGAGTGCAAATGTATTACCTACCACACTAATATTACCCGCGATTTCCATATTTCCACTGATTGTGATTGAACCATCATCATTTTGAGTAATGAGAGAATTAACTAATTTTTATTTGCATCTGTAAAGGGTAGCGTACCTGTTGACATATTTAATACTTTAACACTATCCAGAGTCGTGTCAGCTGCAAACAAAGTACCTTGAATACCTGCACCACCAGTCACTTGGAGGGCACCCGAGGACTTAGTGGAAGCCGTGGTTGAGTCTGAAATATGGGTAGATGTCGTAACGAGGGCACCCACGTTGGCTGTACCCCGAACATCAAAAGTATTAGAAGTAGCAGAAGTGCCTACACCTATGTGGGAAGCCGCGAAAACATTTGTAGAGTGAATGTTCGCTTCAACACCTAGTCCACCTTGGGTCACTACGAGGACCCCAGTATCTTTAGAAGTAGAGTGAGTTGTGTCTGTAACCGTAAGGCTATCAGCCTCAACATCCTCCAGATTTGCATGTGTAGCATATAGATCCCCTTGAATGCCTACACCACCAGTTACTTGGAGAGCACCAGTGGTTTTAGAAGTAGCAGCTGCGGTACCGGTAATAAGAACATTAGAAGCTGTGCTAATATTTGAAGTCACGTAGACATTACCAACAATATCGAGAGTGGATTTTGGTGTTATTGTTCCCAAACCCACACGGTTAGTTTCTGTATCTACATGGAGGGTTGTAGAATCAATCGTGACATTTCCAGTGATATAAGTATTACCCAAAACTTCTAGGTCCTTGTCGGCGTAGACATTGTTACTAATTGTCAATTCTTCTATGATGGAAATATTACCAGATACGTATGCATTACCAGTGAGAGTAAAGTCTTTGTAGGCTACGACATTTCCAGTGATATATGCATTCCCCGTAACGAGTACATCTTCATGTGCGTAAATATTAGCATCCACGTGGGTTAAACCGTATACATGGACATTAATGTCTTCATCCAATTTTGGAGTAAATGTCTTATCAGTTGGTTTTGCATCGGTATACGCCAAAGCAAATTCATCGGTACCCTCTCGGTAGCCAATAACAACATTTGATAACGCACCCGGTCTATGCATCAAAATACCCAAATCAAGCGTCGTATCACCCGCTCCATTATTTGTCCCGAGTTCAATGAGAGCATCCTTGATAGATGTGTTTTCGGTATAAATCACACTGGTATCTCCATTTACACGAAGATTGCCGTCAATCACGAGATTCCTAAGAATTGCAACATTACCTGAAACGACGAGGACATTTGAACCTGTATCGTGTACATATAAATTAGAGCCGACACTGAGTGTATGGTTTTGGGGAGCTGTATTTACTACACCGACTGAATTAGAAGTTATAATACTTATACTTTGTGCATCTAGTGCAGAACCAGTAAAAACGGAGATATTTGAAGTAACGTTACCGAATTGTGTTGCACTTTGTAAAGTTGGTTCAATAATATCTGTAGCAGCTTCACCGGATTCTGTGATTTCTTTGGTAAATTTGTCATACATGAGTAGAACAACATTCGAATCCGTATAGTCAGTTCTTACGCGAATTGGAGATAAATATACTGCACCAGGAGTACTGACATCAAAACGAAACATTACTCGCATTGAACACAATTGTATTTTCTGCTTGTTCTGTAGCATCAGGTACATTCTTACCAAATCTAATTTGGGTAGATCTCTCTACTGACGGTAAGTTCTTCACCATTTAATATATGAGGCTAAATTAATTTGCGTAAAGGAGACCTGCCATCCCATTTTGTATACGGAGGATGTTATAGTTGACTGCATATATTGGGTCATTTATGGGTAAAGTTTCACTCATGAGTTTGGCTGACTCGATTCGGCTGAAGTTTAGGGTACCAGTTGGTTGAAGTGAACTTGTCATAAGACAGAAGCAGTAGAGGAAGAAATCTGGGGATGTCACATTGTTTGTGTGATAGTAACTCATAATATCAATGAAGTGGGGTTTACCCCATTTATAATTGGTTAATTCAACACCATTTATGCTTAATTTTATTTTATTTGTTGGTGAAGTGAGAGCGCCATCTGTAGTTGTATCCGAAGAAGCGAGATACTTTACTGGGTGATTGAAGATGAGATCTTGGACAGTCTCACCACTTGGAATGTTCTTTTGAACTTGGGTGATGAGAAGATCGTGTTTTCTTGTCGCGATGTTACCCCTCTCTTCATTGTCTAGATAGTAATAGTTTGCATACATTTCAAAATTATAGTTGGCAGCTTGTGAACCCCAATGAATTCTCAGCTCAACGTTGTGGTAATTAAGGGCTACGAGAGGTAGGGCACATTGTGGTCCTTCACAAAAAAAGAAGCGAAGGGGGTAAAAATACGAACGCGCGTGAACACCTGGGTGTGTACCGATCGCAGACCTAGAAATGTTTTGAGCGAATGTATCTATCGCAATTTTTTCAGTGAAAATAGAGTCCTGACTATCAATAACAGAACCACCAATCAGAAGTTCAATTTTATCGATGAGAAGATCCCAGCGAGAAGTGTCTACAGCTTGATTTGTATCATCTATGGTGAGGTAAATGTAGCCGAGCATATCACCAGATCTTTCAATCTGGACACTTGACATTGAATTATTTTTCACATCTCCGCGTATCGTCTGCTTCTCGATGGATTGTGAAAAATTGGAGTGTCTTTTAAACGTGGAATTAAAAAACGATATCTCCGGGTTGCCCATGATGTACTCATCCTGAGCGCCGATTGCCACTAATTGAACAATACCCGAAGACATGTTTATTACTACTTTAAAGGGAGAAAATTACAAGTTTGGTTTTCTACACACAAATCTAAAAACTAAAAAGTTGGCACCACCATCCGAAGAGTTTTTGATGGTAGCACCGGTTTGATCTCTAATCGTAACACTGAGACGATCAATTCCTCGGATCGGGTTCACATACTGGCTAACGATGGGATAGTTGTCCTTGAAGCTGATGAGAGAGTTACCGTCTTCGTGAGTAGTACTATCTGTCACGATACTCGCGAAAGAACCCCTAATCATACTCATATGGGATTGACCAGTGAGAACATTGGAAGCCCTGTCATTAAAGATGGTATCCAATTCTTCAATAGAAACATAGCAATGTTCTGTGACAACGTTAGAGTGAATGTGAGCGGCGAGGAGTCTAGCCTGAACAACATTTTTGAGGGGCTGCTGGAGATGGCAAGTAAAAGTGTTGGCACTGTCTTGACCAATGGAATCAACAGTTATGACATGATATTCATAATCAAGATCTGGAATAGTTTGGGGAGAAGTAACCAAAGCCATTTATAATAGCTTAGATTAAAGATCCACCGATTCCATCCTCAATCCCGTAACCCGCTTGCTCGGAGACGAGCTTTTGGGCACCACAGAGTCCACCTGGAGTCAAGCTCTTGGTGTATGGGCTACCCTCACTGGTGTGACCAGGGACACATGCGATGCGGTTCTCGAGACCAAAGAGAGACTTCTCGTTGATAGCTTTGATGATAATTGGTCTAGGCTGATACTTGCTGGTAGTTTTGAAAATACCAAGAACAAAGATCACAGCGATCAGGCTGAAAATACTGATGAGAGCATTTCGGTTGGCACGGTTAAGGGTGTACATTTATAATGTACGGACATATTTTTTGAAAATGCGTTAAAGGTTAATTAATAGTTTCCATATAGAGAGTAGATGGACGAAGAAATTGTCATTGATCGTGGAACTACAAATGTTATGAAGTTAGATGCAGACGAACAAGCCCTCATGGATGAAATTGAAATTTCCACCGCCCGTCCTCAGCCTGTGCGTCGTCCTGTAACTAACAAACCATATGTGCAACAGCAGCACCAGGAGTCTATGGATGCTTTTGTCAACCCAAACAAACAGTCGGCTCCTACCCAACCACATATGGATGAGGAGATTGATTACGGCGAAGATGAACCAATGTTTTTTGATGATGCTGATGATGGTCCAGGACCCCATAGTGAAGAGGCACCATCCAAGGGATACAGCTCGGTGGATGAAGAGAAAGCGGACCTCATTAATAAGTTGGGTCGGCTTGAAAAGAAGGGGTTTGCTGTCAATAAGAGGTTGAACGCCTACTCCAATGTTGAAGAACTTCGTACAGAAGTCAAGAGGATTACCTACAGTATTGATGTTGAACAGTCTGTTCGCTTTTCTCGTCGTATGCTTGTGGCCTGTGTGACTGGTCTGGAGTTCCTTAATAAGAGGTATAACCCCTTTGAGATTCAGTTAGAAGGTTGGTCTGAGTCTGTCATGGAGGGGGTGGACGACTATGATGGTGTCTTTGAAGAGCTTTACGTGAAGTATAGATCCAAGGTGAACGTCGCTCCAGAGGTCAAACTCATCATGATGTTAGGTGGTTCGGCGATGATGTTCCACCTCACAAACTCTATGTTTAAGAGTGCCCTCCCCAATATGAACGATGTTCTCAAGCAGAACCCAGACCTCGTGAAGAATATGATGTCCGCGGTTCAAAATACAACCCGTGCACCCTCAGGATCTGCTGATGCCGCCCCAGTTGGTGGCACCGGACAATATGAGATGCAGGGTCCTGGGATTGACATCTCCAGTCTCATGGGTGGTGTGATGATGCCCCCACCCCCACCAATGAACACTTCCATGCCAAGCAACAACTCAGCCTCGGTACATGATCAGGATGATGACGATGTCTCTGACATTGTCTCTATTTCAGGAGAATCCACTGGTGGTGAGATCAAGGAGGTTTCGGTCGGTGGATCCAAGGCAAAGAGAACCCGGAGAAAGAAGAAAACGGAAATTAATCTCTAACTAAAGTATAAATGATAGGTTACTGTCCTTTGGAGGAACTGGAACCTCCAATGCGACGTGAGCAGCCCGTCGTCACAAAAAAGGCCGAGGTCAAGTCAGAACCAACTGGTCTCGAAGAAAGTGAATGTAATTACGTCGTCATGGCTTTCATTGTCGGCGTTCTTTTCTTAGCCGTCTCTGATTCCATCAGGGCATAATTAATAAATTGATTCTACCTTTGGGTTCTCCCCAAATGGTAAAATTGGTTAATAACTAAAAGTTGTAATTTCTGTCGAACCACCCGTACCATCGTCAAGGTCATCCTCACTTGAAAGATCGCGTGTGATTTTTATTAGTTTTCCACCAGATGATGTCAACAATTCCACCGAAATGTCATAGGAATATACACGTGTACCATCAATATTGTATGGTATTATACTTATACCCCTCGTACCAGCTGTTATAGTTGGACTCCATGGGAAGCTATTTGTACCACCGAAGATGTTCTTCGTACCCACAGCTACGTCAAGATCGGTTGGAGTGCCCTCATCACCAGAACCTCCTTGGACTTCAAGGATCATAGTACTCAAATCCTTTGTCGTTGAACCATCAGTTCTTCTCAACATGGACACGATCTTGGCATAGAAGGCACCCGGACCAAACATCAATTGAATGTCTTTGGCACGACCGTCACCAATGGAGAAATTTTTAGAGTATGTCTTTCGGGAAACTTCTGTGGAACCCACTATAGTACCACCACCCACTTCAAGATCTGTTGCAGCTGCTACACCAGCACCAAGTCCGATACCAATGGTGTTGAAGTCAATAATACCATCTACCGTTAAATCACTTGAAATCACAACATTACTTTGGATAAATGTGGTTTGTCGTCCAATTTGAGAGGGATGTATGTATACATTACCCGTTGTATCTGCATAAATGTTAGAGTTACCACCGGTGGTTGTAAGTTCTATACTGGCATTTGAGGATACACTCTCAAATCTCGCAACACCCGTTAAACCGAGAGATGGATCTCTATGATCAACAACATGAAACTGTCGTCCAGGTGTAGGGGTTCCCACACCCACGTTACTTGTGTCAATTAGATGAATAGAACTTGTGATCCCGGTGACAGTATTAGCTACACCCAGACAGAGACCAGTTGTCTTATTTTCCAAGTTGCTGAACCCTCTTATAAAACCACCCTCATCATCATTGGTATATATGAGAAGGTTCGTCTGTTTATCATTACCAGTACTCTGAAGTTTCATGATATTCACATCACCGGGTGTCGTATCATAAACGTGTATGTTGGAGGTTGGGGATTCTGTACCCAAACCCAATCTACCAGCACTATCAAAACGGGCAAATTCCGAATCTCCACCTAAACCATCATCGTGTGTAAATAAGAGTGGACGGCGTGTACCACCATTTAAAACATTTCGGAGAATATTCCGTGATGAAACTCCAGTCGTCGTTAAAAATTGGAAACCCGTCAGCTTAAATGTACCTGTTCCCGCAAACTCAATATCACCCTTAACAATGAGTTTAGTATTTGTTCGCCCCGCAGCAGCAGCTGCATCTGCACGACTACCACCTATCACAACGGTTCCCAAATCTGTAATACAGAGGGGGACATCCCCCGTTCCTTCACCGATGGTCTCAATCGTGTCTTCGAAAGATTCACCGTCTATACCTATAGTTTGAAATACGTGTTCACCCGCAATATGTCTAATTCTGGAAGGACCAGATTCATTTGCAGAACTGTCCGTTTTATTACCCTTGAATAACACGAGTTCATTCTTATCAAAGATTCAGAATAACTCCTTTCTACAAAAATGGTGTTTCCAAATTCATCACCAGTAAGACCCCCAAATGTGAGTTGATGTCCAATCACAACATTACCGGCGACTTCCAATTTACCACGGGGAACATCGGTGCCTATACCCACATCACCCGTAGATCCACTAATGTATAGACCGACATCAACTTCTCTTACAAGTCTTTCGTGATTATTTATAATTCTGAAATCACCATCAGCACCCGCCACACCAGTGGACCATCCAGATAAGGTTACACCATCTGTCTGTATGTAAGAGGTGAAGGAATTTCCGTCCGATAAGTTAGTTTGTGCCGCCATGATGGCATCACCAGATGTCGTATTGTGTACAAGTATACCATTTTCTATGGGATCGGCTATACCCACACAGTCTATTTCAAGGTGAGCGACTGGTTGTGTAACACCTATTCCCACCTTACCGGAACTTAGAATTGTCATAATACTTGTATCTACGGCGTAATCATCATGACCCATAACAATATCAAGTCTAGATTTTGATGTTCCAGTTGTGTTTTCATGTTTACCCAACTGGAATGTAGCTCTCGCTGCATGTTCAGTTCCATTACCTTCTCTAGCTAAATGTAATACTGATGCTAAATCTGTTGTGTTCGTAATAGGTTGATTATTGCTTACCACTAAAGGTGTTCCTAAGTGATTGTAGCCATTAATTTTAGTTACTGGATTATTTATAAACGATGTTAAACCATTTACATGTAGAGTACCTTGAGGTGTTTGAGTGTTAATACCAATATTAGAGGATTCCAAAATAGTAAGTATTGGTGTACCCATAGTAGCTGTGGTACTTGCATAAAAGTTGAGACCTTTACCAGTTTTGACTATATTCTCAACTTTGTTTTCACCTACATTAGGACTTGAAAACATTTGCATAGAGGTATTTGATGTCGTTCCCCACAAGTTTCCAAACATCATCACGTTACTACCCATAACAAAAGCGTTTCCATTTACAGTAAGCTTTTGCGTTGGATTTGTTGTATTTATACCAATTTGACCGTTTGATGTAATTCTCATTTTCTCATGATTTCTGGTTTTGAATCTAATGTTTTGATGAGTATTGGATGTACTCGCACCGTATATCTCAATAGAACTTACATTTGAGGAAGTTGGTCCGGATTTGAGGATAAGTGGATCTAGAAGACTATCACCACCATATCTATCGGAGTGAATCGTTATCTTGGAAGTTGAACTAATGGATTGTGTAATCAGGTTTGTTGTCACGGTGTTACCAAAAATTGTGAGTGTATTTGCAGCTGTAAGGTTGACGTATACCCTGGATCCAATTGAGAGGGTATCAGTGGGTACCAGATTAGATATACCCGAAGTCTCCGTACCTGTAGTGCGTAAACCATCTACTTTCACATTACCACTGATTATAGCAACATCTTTATTAGTTGGATCTATTACAATTATATCGTTACCAACTGTAATATTTGAACCAACTTTTAAGTTTTCCGTAAAAGTGTTTCCATGTACCTCCAATACATTGGAACCTGTATCTTCAACGAAGAGGTTGGAGCCCACACAAAGGTCGTGGGTAGGAAAAATATTAGCTACACCCACTGCATTTGAAGTATAAATATCACCGAATACGTGGAGATTTGTACTCACAGTATCATCTAGAGTAAATGTTGTATCGAGTGGTCCACCTTCAGTTCTAAACAAACCCATCTCTTTTCCGCGATCTCCAGTTCTAAATCCAAAAAGCAATATTTGACTCATCTTGATCATGTGTAAACAAAAGCATTGGCTCATTTGCGCCATCGTTACCTGTACCAAATGTGATAGTTGTATCCTCAACAACAAGGTTCACAATACGTTGGTATGTAACCTCTTCAGCCACAAAAAGATTACCATACATCCGTGTATTACCGTAAATATACATACCCCCGTCAACTGTGACATTACCCGTGATCACAGCTACGTTATTGGGATACTCGGTGCTACCACCATTCGCGTCACTATCAGTTATTATTACATTAGAACCAACGCTCAGTTTTTCCGTTTTCATACCACCATTCACAGTAATAATGTTAGAAGCCAAACCATCAATAATGAGCTTTGACCCAAAAGTGAGTTGGTCCTCAACGATAACATTTGTAGCCACGAGGTTACCACTCACCGTCATGAGGTTACGACCAGTTAAATCAATGTCAACCTTCCTAGTATCACCATCATTTACCTGAAAAGCCTTTGTGGGGTTCGTTGTACCCACAGCGAGTTGATTATCCACAAAGAAACGAGATGCCTTACCACGCGCTTGGAGATCAAATACGATGGTATCATCTTTATCAATAAAAAGCTTTTCACCAACAGAAAACTGTTTGGTTGGTATATTGTTTGCCAGAGCTAAACGCCCCTTGATTCCATCATTCACTACAAGTTTAATTTCATTAGCCTCAATTTCCCTAGTTAAAATACTGTTAACACCTGTAAGTGTTTCACTCTCAACGGGTTCTGCTTCAAGACTTGCAACATAGATTTGATCAAACCTAGCTGTTCTACCCATTTATACTTTAGTTACCGAATAAAATTCCAGCCAAACCATCCTTAATCCTGAGAACATTGTAGTTCACAGCAAACACACAGATATCATTTTGGTCTCCTCTAAGACTACCCTTCTCCACACCCCTCAATATGAGTTTTGCATTATCGAGCCTGCTGAAATTACAACTACCAGAGGGGTTGTAGTCTGATGCATTTAGACCAAAATGGTATACGAAATATCTCGTGTACATAAGATCTTCGGTATCAACCCTATAATCTGATACACCATATTTAGATTTGTAGTAGTTTTGGACTGTGTGAAAATAAGTGGGTGTCATATTTTCGAGTAGAGGTGTTCCATTCATATGAATGTCTGCATTTTTAAATGTAAAACGATCGTTCGTGGGATCACTAGAGGTCGCACTATATCCAAAGAATATAGATTTAACTGGGTGATTGAAGTACGATATGTCCAAATCGTTGTATCCACCGGATTCAATATCATTGTTGAAAACATTAGATAGAGGGTATTCCACCTTTTGTGTCTGTGTAATTACAAAGTCCATCTGCCTCTCCACCATGGACTCTCTTTCATCTTTATCTAGATATACATAATTTGCATATACATTGATACGCTTTTGTGTTTCACTGTAGCCATCTAAACTACTCGGATCAAAATTTATTTTAACTTCAACTTGATGATGTGCCAATGATACAAGGGGTAGAAATGCTCCGTGGTCACAGAAAAAGAAATGGAGGGGTTGGAAGTTTCTATGTGAAATACTTGTCTTGTTTGTTAACTCTTGAGATTTGGTATACGTGTCTGCGAGATAGTTGGGCCATATATCTGCGTAATAGTCATAGTGTTGAGAATCTATTTTCTGACCTCCTATAAATAGATCAATCGTAGAGTTGTAAAGAAGATTTGAGGATACGTTAGAGTTTTTATCAACACCCTCAAACCATAAACAATTCACGAGATCACCTAAAACCGGAACAGTAAAAACAGGATCTTTATCTGTAACAGTCTTGATGAACTTTGGGGCTTGAGAAAAGTTTGTATGCCTCGTAAACTTCATACGAAAGAAAGAATGCCCCTCTTCACTATTGAGATATACATCTTGTACACCCCTTGACACAAGTTGTATTAATGCACCAGACATTTAATAGATGTTCAGATTATAAAAACAGACACTTTCCCTGAGGGAAGTCCTGCTTCTTTTCTTCTGCACCCTTACCATGGATTTTGAAACCACCTTGTCTATAGATCTTCATTCTTTTATAATACATGGCTGTGAAGAGTGACCATGGGTCGTGAACATCGTAGATGTGTGGGTTGTTCTGTTTACCCTTTGTTTCCCTCATGATACGACCAATACTTTGGGTAATATCAGACTTGGGTGAAGCCAAAATAACTGTATCTAGGGTTGGGATGTCTAGACCCTCGTGTGCCTGTGAGAACGTCGCAAAGATGATCTTCTTCTTTGAAGACTCTTGTAAAGCTGCCTCCTTCATACCACCCATATAGAGACCCGAAGTTTTTGGGAAACATTGATGGAGCATCTCACAATGTTGTCTACGATCACTTAGAACGAGAAGCTGTCTCGTACCAGCTGAAGCTTTCTTCACGAGTTCTACCAGCATTTGGTTCCTCTTCCGATCCTCAACAATTTCTGTGATCATATTGGGCATTGAAATCTTTCCATTCCTCATGGAGGGTGGAGGGTTCCTGTAGTTAAATGATTCAAATGTTATAGGGAACACCTCCACTTGTTCTTGATTCTTCCTCTCAACAGCAAAGAAAGTGGGACCCATGAACCAGTGGAGTACCTTAGTGAGACCATCCTTCCTCTCTGGAGTCGCCGAGAGTCCATAGATATGCTTAGGACACATCTTGAAGAGGGACTGACTAAATACCTTCGCACAGATATGGTGGGCTTCATCAACAATTAGGGTTCCCACTGAATCAAAGTCACTGAAGGAGTATTCTTTGAGGGACAGGGACTGGAGCATAGCGATTACAAAGTCACATTCAAGCTCTTTCTTATCCTGTTGAACTATACCTATCGTTGCACCTGGACAAAACTGCTGAATGCGTTCCCGCCATTGGTCTGCTAGGAACTGCTTGTGAACAACAATCATTGTACGATACCCCAACTTACACGCTATGGCCAAGGATACCGTCGTTTTGCCGTAGCCGCATGGTAAAGAAAGGACACCGTGCCCTGCTTCAATTGCTGCTGCCAATGCTTCATTCTGATGGGTTGCATCTCTGAGCTGTCCAACAAAATTGGCTTTGGATCTAGCTGGTTCGGGTCTTTTATCTTGTGTGGGCTTTCCAAGTTTAGTAGTTCCGTAGAATCTTGGAACGCACACTCCATTCTTAGTTGCTCTGAAAACTTTGAAAGGTGGTGGAGGAAATCCATAGTCTCCGTTGACTTGCGGTCTTACGGTAAGTTCTTTTTTAATTTCCTGTAAAGGACCCTCACTTACGAGGTATCCAGTCCTTGTAAGAGTTGTCATGATCTACTCATTTAAAGACTTGAAACTTTAAATGAGTAAATGCCCGTCATAGATATTGAAGATAATATTAAGCAAACTCGTAATCAGATTGAGAAGATGTCCCAAGAAGTGTTTCGCCTCCAGGGTATGCTTCAAACTTTTGAGGGATTTAAGAGGGGTGGTCTCAAGACCATTGACCTACCCAATGATCCCAATCAGGAACCCGATGAGGAACTCATGAGTATCCAAGAGAAACCCGAGTAATTGCCAACATTCCAAACACCTTTGAAGTCTATTTCAACTCCAACTTCATCATCCTTTATAAGAGATTGGAGAGGTTCCCCCTTGACCTCACACATCACTCTCCTATATCGGAACGGAACTTTCACTGTCAACACACGACCATCTAAGGGGTCATCTAAGTGTTGATTTTTTACCAACCAGGCTTTGTTGAGTTGCACACGCCTTACTATTTCAGCACAATTTTCAGGAATGACCAAACGAATATATTTCTTATCGTTGTGGTCATACATGGGTGTATGCACTTTTGCTAGAAACTTCATATGTTTCTGTTACGATATATGAGAATTAAAACTATAAGCACTAAAAGTGTCATTGACATAACTTGTGTGAGGAGGAGGGGATTCAATGGTTCCCGAGTTCCAAAGCATTTATGACTGAGGGACCTAGACACCTCCACAGCCGCCTCAATACTGGAATAAGGTGTGTTTCTAGGAGACATCATACCACACATCGCGACGTTGGGGCACTTACCGAAGAAGGGGAGTTGTCCATAGAGGCTTAAGACCCCCGAGGATTGGGAGAATTGCCAACGCTCTCCATCCCAGTTTGCACCCCAACCAAAACGCATCTCCCTAGGTAAAGGTACGTCAAGTTCACCGAGTATGAGGGTCCTCAACTCTTCTGGTGGTGTTGTGAGAATATCTTCTGTTAAGTCACAAATGAGACACGAAACTGTCTTATCATCCGAAAGAACGACTGGTTGGAGGTTTAATTTTGTTGTCGCGGCAATTTCCAAATCATCCTTAAGTTCTATGGGTTCATCAAAATCTAACAAAAGATTTATACAACCGTAAGTACTCTCACGAACCTTCTTTTCAGCCTCGGGACCCCAGTTGTCTCCCAAAAGTTTTAGGGCTGGACTGTTGTCCAAACACAAAAACAACATTCCATCACCAATTGTAGTTCTATCGGAGAATTCGGCTGTGTATCCATCCTCCATGTACTCAACACTCGTCAACTCTTTTTCAAACTCAAAATCCACCCCAACATCTTCTAGAGCTTTCTGCATAGCGTCACACATTACTTTACCTGAGACCCTCTGTGTATACTGCTTGGAGAGAGCCACGTGATCAAAACTTCTCACAAACTCCCAAGCAGACATGACATCCCAAGTGACACCATCCATGATGAGAGGGAGATGTTCCAGTAGTCTCTGTCCACCTTCACTCAATGGACCTATGGCTTCTTTGAGGGAGACACCCTTGTACTTTTGGGGTTTGGTGAGTACCCTAGAAGATAGGGATGTCAGGGCTCCATAGTCTTTTAGGGACAACGAACGAAACGAGAATCCATATATATCTTTTTGAACGGGTTCAAATATAGCGTTCCATTTGATACCCATTTCCCCGAAGAGACTTTGGGTGTTGACAAACGCTTTATCAAACACTATACGATGTGCATGAAGATCCCTCACTTCTTCAGTGGGCTCCCACCACGATCCACCGGCTGAAGACTTCCTATCATAGATTGTAATATCGTGGTCACCCGACCTGAGTATCTCCCAAGCAAGGGACATTCCACTTGGACCAGCTCCTACTATATGAACTTTCATTCTACTTTTAGCCGATATATAATTTTTACATCATTTTTTTCATTGCATTTGGAATCATTTGTTTAACGGCAGTTGGACTAGCCTCGGAGAGGAGTTCGAGAACACCCAAAATGAGAACAGATTGCTGAACCATGACTACCATCTTAGCCATGGGACTAATGGGGTAGATGTCACCAAAACCAACTGTGGACTGAACGGTGAAGGCAAAGTAGAGATGATCCAAGAAGCCGGATCCTTTATCCAATCCATTAAATTGTTCACCACCCGCCTTGGAGATGGTAAAGTACATGAGTGTGAAAAGTAGGATAGACACGAAATTGAGACTCAGAGTTTTCGCAAGTGCCATTTATAATTTAGAAATATTTTAAATGAATCCATGAGTCTTGCGCTCCTCTGGAGTCTTCACGGTATACATCACAACAAGGAATATAATGGTTGATATGAGAGCATACTCAATATCCTTCGTTGCACTGAATGCGATTAGCATGAGAGATAGAAGACGAAATATTTTATTATCGAATAAACTTCTTAGTCGTTGAGGAATCCGTATCGCGTTACCAGAGAAAAGACCCTGGTAAAGGATAATCAACGAAAATAATACGGGTTGAGATTTAACGAGCATTTCCGCTGGTTTAGTCACGGGTGAAAACAAATTAGCGATTTTTGTCATTTATATATATTAAGAAAATAAAACATTTATAGAAAGTAGAATGTTATGTGTTGCTCAACATGTACCAATCAAAGAAGTTCCTAGTAGAAGGTTGAAAACATGGAAGTTTGCTGGTAAGTTTCTGTGGAAAAATGCCACTGTACAAAACAAAAAGGAACTTGGTAAGTGGACGAAGAATGAACTTCTTGAACTTGGTCCGACATTTGTAAAATTAGGACAAATCGCTTCGACGAGAGGGGATCTTTATCCACCAGAGTTCACAAAAGAGTTGGAATCATTACAAGATGATGTCCCTCCCGTGGAATTCGATACGATTGTAGATTACGATATTTTTAAAGAATTTGACCCTGTACCATTTAAATCTGCGAGTATCGGTCAAGTCCATATGGCTGTACTCCAAAACGGTCAAAAAGTTGTTGTAAAATTAAAACGCCCAGGAATCCTGGATATCATGAAAGAAGATACCGATAACATACGCGATATTGTACACTTCCTCGAGCGCATAGGTATTGACACGGGAAATAGTTCAGGGACGGTTCTCAATGAGTCTATAGAATATCTATTAGGAGAGGCGGACTATAAACAAGAAGTTGATAATGCGATAAAGTTTCAAAAAAGTATGAAAGATATTGATTGGGTAAAAGTTCCGAAAGTCTACAAAAAGTATTCAAACGATGAAATGATAGTCATGGAATACGTCGCGTCAACGAAACTGACTGAGATTACAGACAAGAGAGTGAATAAGAATAAGATATGCGAAGCCCTCATAAACGCATACGTCATCCAAACTATGGATAATGGTCTCTTCCATGCTGACCCACACCCCGGTAACTTGGGATTCTCATCAAAGGGGAAACTTGTGTTTTATGATTTTGGATTACTCATACCACTTTCCGATGAACTTAGGGATGGGTTCACAAAACTATTTTGGATTCATAATCACGAGGGATACTGCTGGTATAGTTGACACCCTAGTGAAGTTGGGTGTGATTGTTCCAACATCTTCGGATGTTTCAGATATTGAACTCTTCTTTGAAACTATTTTAGGGTACCTGGAAACCCTAGATGGTTCTGGAATCGTGAAGGATGATCTCGCAACACAGCTTGCTATGGAAAAGCCATTCGTCGTACCCAGTAGTTTCGTATACCTCGCCAAAGCCTTCTCTACAATTGAAGGTATATGTCTCAAACTTGATCCAGACTTTAACTATTTCACATATCTGGAACCCCTCATCCAACAACAAATTATAGAATCTGTGGATGTTGGTGACATATTCATGAAGACGACGGAGATACCCGGGACAATCAGTAAGATAAATACGGCTGTCACCGGACTTCAAAGGTCTAGAGGATCTATGAAACGAACGATGATCAAAACACAACAGGAAATTAGGCTCGTCCAGTACAGCGTGGTGTGCGCTCTATTGGCTGAGAAGTTTGGGGATAATCCACCCCTGGCAATGTTTTTTGTTTTGTGTACCTTATGGTTTACTTTTCGTAAAAGTCAATAGACTTTTTACCACTCTTCTTAGGTTTGTCATCCTTCTTGATCAACTTATTATGTTCCTCGAAGTATCCCTTCAAACGACGCTGTTCATCACGGAAAACATCAGAGAACTTCTCTTTGATCTTATCCACGTCAGTGTCACGTTCCTTTTGGATCTTCTTACTCAATTTCTTAAATCCCTTGTTCTTCTTATCGGCGGCGAATACGGTGAAAGTGTTTGTAATGGCAAGCATTTTACTTTGTATTGTAATGACATTTAATTTTTAAGTTTCTTCATTCTCGCTACGGCGCGAGGACGACGCGCAGCCTCCATTCTAGCACATGCTGTATCTTCATACTTTAATTCAGTGGGAATGTACTTAATAGTATCTTTAGTGTGAGATTTTGGTTTAATCTCACAAGCTGTGTGGGACCCCCTGGATAATTCCGGGTCAAGAGAGTTCTTGTGTACGGGGTTGGTGCAAATTTTGGTGATAGTAGTCATACTCATTTTTATAAAGTACTTATCATTGACATTTTATTTTTAAGCGCTTTAACTTTTCTTGGAATTCCCTATTTTCACCCGGACTCTCGATGGGTTTACCATCGGCAATTGCCTCAATCTCAGGTCCTGTCAACTGCATAGCATTCACCCTAAAATCTTGGAATGCCTCCATAGATAGGGGTACCAAGGGTTGAATCAATTCATAAATGGCTATAGCATAGTCACGGATTTCCTTCTGTGCGTGATGATCCATCCTCAATTGAAGGAAATGCATGAGGTTATGGAGGTCCATCTTCCAGACAAATGAGGTATAGGTAGATTGGGGGAGAACACCACGTGCTTGTTCTCTGCATACACCCTTTTCAAGTAGTTGTTCATACAATTTAAATGCGTGTTTGTACTGTTCAGAAAGAGCTTGATTCAATTCATCATCTAGTTCCACAATACCCTCGGATCCTTGGTGATTTACAGCAGACTGTCCACGAAGAATCTCTGGTTCATAGTACTCCTCGTCAACGATAGAATACCGCGCGGACATCTCATTCACCGATGCTGTTCGGTGTCGCAACCACTGACGAGCAATGTATAGAGGTGCCTTAATACGAAACTTGAAAACTACGAGTTCTAGTGGTGAAGTATGCCAATTGCGGACAAGGTAACGAATGAGACCACGATCACCACGCGTGGTCTTAGTACCCGTCTGATAACTCACACGGGCACCGTCAACAATAGCCTTATCTAGGTCTTGTTGGGGCATGTGATCCACCAACTCCACAAATCCATGATCCAATACTTTCTTCATTATAACAATCTATCCGTTCTAATCTTTAATAATCACAACTCTCATCGAAAGGTACTTCTCCGCAAAAATCGTACAACTCACAAAGTTTCTCTTGTGACTTTTCAATTTCAACTGTAGTATTATTCATGACATCGATGGCGTTATCGATGAGATCCAAAAATGAATCAAGTTGATCAATTGCTACACGATGATGTTTCCTATTCGTTTTTGAAGAATGTGCTGCAGCCCTAAGACGCTTATTACTCTTGATAATTTTATCAATGTTGGGTTTGTTGGTAGCGGCGGACATTCGGATAGTGAGGCTCATTGTATATACTGTACTCACTTCAATTCCTTAATTTACTTCATGAGGATACCATAAAATCCTGAACGGACGGGTTCACCCGTTTTTATATCGTACACTATAGTTATTTCGTGGTTGATATCTCTATACAGATGCATATTTGTTATGACATGTTTTACCAATTGGGTATCGTAACCAAACTTAATTAAAAACCATACAAAGTCTTCAACTGTTATACCGAGGTATTGAATGAAAAATTGATTATTCATTTTATTGTGGACGCATATATGTTTACAGTTATATTGATTTTGATAGGAATAAAACTTGTCAACGTTTTTATCAAAACCTATTTTTTTCATGTAGTCTCTAAAATTTGTTTTGAATCTCTGAGTTCCGTCTAATACAAAAATACTTTCCGGATCATCTTCATTTTTATACCCATGACCAAAAAATGGATAACCCATATACCCATTGTCGCGAGTGTTAGATGTGATCTTCATCTCCTATGACATTTGACGTGTCGTATACATCCGTAGATGTGATCACGATACCTCTATCTTTGAGTAATGGAGATATTCTTGAAGAATCTTTGATGTCATACTGATACTGATACACTTCCCATCTCATATGATCACCCTGCTTTTTACAACCCCACACACTTTTGTTTGGAAATGCACTTAATTTCTGTACTATATCACTCCTATACTTTGCACCGTTCAAGGATTCATATAAAAGTCTTGAGGAAGGTAAAGCATTTTTTAGTTCCCTATCAAAGTGGAACACGTTATACTCAACTTTATAAGATTTTGTTTTAGCCCATTTTGGGACAACTTCATATGGGTGTAGATACGAAGAATTATGGGGGGGGTAGAGGGTTATATACTTTTTACCTTTTAGGACTGATAATATTCCAGCTTTGTCGTCATAATGTAGACCTGTATCATGCTTACCAGCTGAAATCCATAGGTTCACATCAACATCCATGTCTTTGAAGTATTTTGGTTTCACGATATCTTTTTTTACGTGGTCGAGTAGAGGAATATTCGTTTTCTTTTTAGTATTCCCATACCCGGGTAATGTTATGACATAGTTATTGTCTCCATTTATATTCATTTTACCCGGACTCGTTTTATCATTTGAACCATTCCAAATCATCACAGAATAATTGTAATTGGAAATTTTTTCAATTATCACATCTCTATTTTCTATTTGATCACGTAATACACGGGGTTCATTAAAGGCGTTATAATTATCCAAACACCAAAAGTTTACAGCGATGGACTTTTCACTTCTAATCCAATGCCACCAGTTGGGTGGTATGTATAAGGATTCACCTTCGTTTAGAACGATGTGTTTCGGAGATGTCAACAATAATTCCGGGTACACGAAAAAGTTTTTGTTATTAATCTTACTGAAATGTGCAAAAAAAGAAATTATCATCTAGATGTCTTTCACTGTTACTGTTTTGCAACACTCTGTAAAAGTAGAGTGACAACAGTAATACATAAAGTATCATTTAGAATTGTGTATAAATTATTTTGTGTTAATTTCCTTCACCAAATCATCAATATCACGATAGTACCGCTTGAGATCCTTTATAAACCTTTTGTTGTTCTCAAGAACTTCACATTCCACTTTATTGAGATAGATCCATGCCAAGTTTGACTTTGAATACTTTGTCCTCTTTTGATTCTCGTTGGGTTTGCGAGCTACAAGTTTCGTACTCTTTTTCTTTTTTGCTGATGCGGGTGTGACCTCTACTCTGTTCACGAAGCTTAGGGCTTGCATGACAGTGTCTGCTAGGTCATCCTTCTTCTTGGACTTGAGGAAAGTGTCTAACCATTGTGCATTTACATCATCTTGACGGATAAAAGCTTCACACCTCTCTATGGCAGCCTTCTTTCTCTTATTGTATTGCGCCTTACCGGGTCCCGCGACATCAGGGATCTTGTGACGAGCGTCATATAGTATCGTCTCAGCTTGAGGACACTTAATGATGAAATACGCGTGTAGGAAATGCATCACAGAGACCATCTTCTTGTTACGGTCGGGTTGTTTCTCGATGAGGATTGTCTTGGCTCCGAGGACCCAAGGTCTCTCATCTAAGTGTTTTCGTAGGGATACATAGATACCGTCCTTATGTTCGGGTGGAACACCTGAGACATCCCACTCCCTAACGATATTATTGTGATCCTCATCAAGTAAGCACATAGCCAGATTCCTTATACCAACATCAATACTCAGAATCATTATATAATTCTTTAAATATAGCTTTAACTACGTATACATATTTGGAATATATGTATAGGTGTGGAATTGCTATAAAATTATTTTTAGAACTTACGACTAGCGGCCTTACTCATGTTTCTAGTCGCATTCTGACCAGCTGGTGAGAGTCCCATCACGACAGCGAGAATAACTACCATGCAGCAGCACACAACCGAGGCGATCGCGATATACTTCATCCAACCTGTGAGACCCTCAAAGATGGAATTGATAATATCGGCGATACCCTTGTTCTCCGTCTTTGTAGCTGCATCCGCGGCGGCTTGGAGTTGATTCAAGACATCACTTTGTGCGATGGAATCTGTGAGATTTTTAGTGACTATATTCGCAACAACTTGGGCTGTAATATCTTGGCTATAGTTAATTTCGCCACCTAGGGTGCAATCGTAACCATCGATGGTGTACACACCATCCTGAATGGTCACTTGTTCCGCTACAGCCTCGTTGATATTTTCAGTGACGATGCTATTCTCAATAACATTTTGAACTGCCAGTGTGACTTCCTGATTCACATTCTGTTTGTCACCAAACTGAAAGTTACCAGCCTCTGTAACCTTATCAATTTGCGCCTGAACTGCAGCTTGCATTTCGGTGGTGATAGCATTCTTAATCGCGGTTGTTTGTTCATTATCGAGTGTAGAACTTGCACTTGCACTAGCATTAACAGTCTGACTTATGTTGGTTGTACAAGCAACTATATTTCTCAGGTCAATTTGCATACTCTGGATGTTAGCCTGTGCTGCCATAGATGAGTTTGAGTTTATCGTGGTCTGTTCATAGATACTCTTGTTGAGGGCAGACATATCGAAGGTTTGATTGATCGTTTGTTTTCCTCCTCCTCCCATGTTATATTGAATTGTACTGAGAAAAAAAATGTTACTGAAATGTATAATGAAACTTAACCTCAAAAAGATTAAACCCAATCAGGTCATTCTGATTGTGGCTATCATAGCTATCGTGGGTTGGTTGGTAATGCGACCCAGGCGAGTTGAAAAGTTGGAGGGTGATGTCGCAACTTCTTCCGACATCGTCCTTTACGTGGAGGACCGACAAGACCCTAACCCATTCATCGTCTATGGTATGGCTAAGAAGATGACCGATGATGAGTCCAAACTCGAGAAGATCCTGACGCTCGCGACAGAGGGCAAGAAGGCTAAACTTTTGGAACTCGTGAAGACTCTGTAAATAGCGTAAAAATTTGTGTACCCAATTTTATTAAAGTTGACCGGACGTTTAATAAAATCTTAGTAGATAGTAGATTTAAAACATCATGGGAGCAGGAAACCCTTGTGATAACGAATTGATGAAATACACACCTGCATGTGTGATAGTCGATGTAGCACAGGGTAATCCCACAGCATATCATCCACCTCCACCTCCACCTCCACCTCCACCTCCACCAGCCTGTTCTACCTACCAATCGGCTTCGAGTGAATTGGCATTGAGAACTTTCAATCCAAATCAAGAAGGTTCCCGTTGTAGTAACCATTTGACACTATGGTTATCACAGCAGAGAGATACATTCTGTGCAAATGTCGATAATTTCGAAAAGAACCCTGGTGGTACCGACGGTCAGGCTACTTGCATAGAACGGAATGCTGGCACGGCCCTAGCTAGAACATATTGTGGTGTGGGTGATAGGATAAAATCAGCCGCTGCGTGTACGAAGGAGTACGTAGGCCCGGATGCGTGGGTGCAACTCGCGACTACATATTGTATAACTGAAACGGGTGCGGCCGATCCATGGTGTTCATGCTTCAATGTGATGAATGGGGTGTGTGACGATAATTCAAACGCTGCGGGGTGTGCCGCAAAGGCTTTAACATATGATGTCCTAGTTGAGAAAACACCCGATGCTTTTAAAACTGAATGGTCTGGTCGTGAAGCGTGTTATGGTCTAGTGTGCCAGGAAGAAGCGGGTACCTCCAAGTGGATTCTTGAAAATTCAAATCAAAATTGTGCGTCACCCGTTCAGATTTGTGGGTACGATATATCAGCTGAAAACTTAACTGAGTCTACGATCGATGCAAAATGTAATATAGGAGGCAAAGAATACGACCAGGACGGTAACTTAACAAACCCTGGAAATCCCGCTACAAATTTTGTAGCAGATCTTCCAGTGGGTATAGGTCAGTATATACCCCTCTCCTTTAGTGACATCACTGGGGAAGACACAAACAAAAAGATTGGTGCGGGGGGTTCAGTTGCCTCTTCATGTATTTCATGTGTTTGTATCCTAGTATTGATATTACTTGTAAGTTCAGGTGGTGGTGGTAACTCTGGATCATCTAGGTTCAGACGATGATAAAAATATTCACAACTAGTAGAGTACCATGGCTTTATTACTGGGTGCCGGGTGTGCCTTTGGGTACATAGATTGTGATATTGGTGATAATAATTTATCCGCCGCTCCCATAGAAATTGATCAATGTGAAGAGACTGCCAAACAACTCAAGGAGGAGTACGGCGACGACTATCTCACAAACCGCGAAAAGATGCCTTTAACATCATATGGACTTCAGTACGTCAAAAGTATTGGGTGTGAGGACACTTTTAATTGGGATAATTTAGCTGATGAGTTTTGTCAATCCCTCAGCAACTATACGGAACAAATCGGGGGTGGTCAAACATGTGAGGATAGAGATCAGACAAATGTTTTGAGGCCTCAATGGTGTCTCAATGAAGATGGACCCACATATATATCAACTGTGGCGACTGGTATAACATTGGGCACAGCAGCGGAAGATCGTATAAAAAGTGATAGTAGATGTAACAGAGATAAATTGGCAGACAAATACGAT